GTAGTGCAGAGTAATGTTCGGCGTAGTGCCATGAGTCTAGTGTTCCGCCAGTTGTGGCGTTAGTGCGGAAAAGTCCGGTTATTGATGATGGTTTGTATCTGTATTCTGCGTAACGTTCCTGGTATCCCCAGGTCGTATCGTCAGTAGCTGAGCCATCTGCGTAGATCTCTTTGTTAAGAACGGCTTGTTCGCCGATTGTTGACAGAGTTGGCCAGTAGTAATCGTAGATTGTGTTTCTGGAGAACATGCGGTTTAGGCCTTGTTGGTATGTTAGGTCTGCGCGGACGCTGACCATGCCTATTAGTATGCAATGTTCTGTGAAAGATTTAGTCCAGGAGTGGTTGTTGAGGACTGTTGTTCCGATTGCCGCTAAGTGTCCTTGCGGGGATGTTGCGTCGGTTGACATTGTTTGAGCGACAGGTGAGATGTTTACGGGGCTTGAGCCTCCGCCTAGGTATTCTGGGCGTTGTAAACGTGCGTCGGGTGAGGTTACGTTGAAGTGTGATTTTATTACTTCGATATATCGGCTGCCGCCGCGTGCTTGCTTTTCTAAGAATTTTTGAGTAGCGAAAGCAAGTCTAAGTTGGTTTATAGTGGCAGCTGTTGCATTTGTTAAGTCTGCATACAGGTTATTTTTACTACCTACAGGTATAGAGGCAATGCCTGTATCTGCACCATAAACAGTTGTATGTCTGATTGTTGCTTCCACTGGTGCTGTCGCATCTCCAGTGAGACGAGGGAAGTCACCAGATATATCTGTACCAGAGTATGTTTCAAATTTAATTTGTGCTGAAGTACCGAGAGGTAATGTTACGTCTGCGCCTTTTTGTGGCCATGGTAGTGATGATGTAAAGTAGTCGTGGCGTTTGCCGCGTTTGTGTATTTGGTAGGCTGTGTTATCGTTGCCTGAAGTTTTGAGCATTGGTTTAAAGTCTTGGAGATTTTCATCTCGAAACCAATCGTTGTAGCATAGTGTATAGGCTCTGTGCCATAGGGCTGAGTGCGTTAGTCCGGCTATTTTAGTGGGTATGCCGATGTAGTCTGAAAGTGTTTGTTCGAGTGCGCCTCCGACTGGGGTTGTTATTGTTGGCGGTATTGGCGGAGTTTCTGTTACGGATGCTGTGTTATTTGTATTTGTGTATTGTCCTTCTTGTGTTTCTCCCATGAATTCTTGGAAGTCAGTCCATAGTAGCCTGACTGGGACAGAAAAGAAGTGTGTGTCCATGTAAAGATTATCCATGGTTGGGTTAATTGGAGTTGACAGCCTAGCGAAGGCTGTCATGTTTGAGGAGAATGTATCTCCTGGTAGAGCCTCATCTACGTATATGGGTACTAGGTCTCCAGCGCTGAAGGTTGTTTTAAGTCCATGTGATCTATCGAATGTAGATCGTTGTATATCTGCATGGGGTACTTCAGAGAATTGGTGTTGGTTGCTGGTAGGTATTCTAGTGTTACGTGTATGTGATGATGGCTGTTTCATGTTACTCCGTAGGTTTAGTTTTAGTGAATGATATCACGTTTTCGTTAGCTGACGCGATTAGTTTTTTGTCGATAGTTGCGAATTTAGAGTCTTGGTCTTGCCAAGAGCCTAGGTGATATAGGGTGTAGTCTTCTGGATGTTTAGATATGTTGCTTTCTTTATCATTCGCCATGTCTGCGAATTGGCGTAGTGCCATTGCTGTATTTAGCATGTAGAAAGGTTGAAAGTAAGTTTCTGATTTTGTGTCATAGATTGTGAATATTTCGAGTGTCATAGTGTATTCCTTTTATATAGTGCCATTTTGGCTTTGTGGTGTACCTCTTTTTGTTTGAGGGCTTCGGGTGTAAATAGGTAAGCGAGTTGTTGCATTTTAGCGCTTCGCTTTAATTTTATGTTTTCCAGTATTTCTGGATTTTTTTCAGTAAGTTTTGCATATTGAAGGTCATAGTATAGTGGTAGTGAATGTTTTTTGCCTTTGTGTGTTACAAAGTCCGACGGGTAGATGTCGGTGTGGTTTTGGGTGAGCCAGTTTCCGGCTATGCCCGGATTCCGGCTCATAGTTGCGTATTCTGGTTTTAAAGTAATGACTTCACCTTGGGGAGTCATTCTTTCGTAGTGTCTAAGTCCGTTGGACATGTTTATGGCATCGGCTCGTGGGCCAGTTAGTTTTTTTTGTACGTAGCTAGCTACGTATGATGCGGATTCAAAGGTAACCTTTCCTATGGAATGATGTCCTATTGAAGTGGGTTTATCCCCTTTGTTAAGTGGTTGTTTCCAGAGGTTGTGGAGTTGTTGAGAAGTGTATAGAGGTTTCTTTTTAGAACCTATAGATTGTAGATTTGTGAATTGGTGGTTGAATATTATGGCGTGGTAGTGTGGGCGTTTTGAGCCTTGTTCGCCATATTCACCACAGTGGTAGAAAGATATTTTTTTGGGTGATAGTGCTTTTCTGAGACGTTTCATAAATTTTTGAAAGTCTTCGAGTTTAAGTGTACCATTTTTTGGTAAGTGTGAATCGTTGTAAGTTAGTGTAATGAAGCTGTTGTTAGTATGTAGCTCTGCTTCATGTTTTATGCGGAGCGCCCATTGACGGGTGTATTCCAGTCTGCATCCAGTGCAGCGTCCGCATTTTATAGGGACAGGATTAGTAGTATAGATCGTTTCCTTCTTGACGAAGGTTATTCCAGAGCCGTAGGGCGTTGCCCAGTAGGCTGTTAGTGGATGAAAGCATGACATAGTGTTTTCTCCAGTTATTGGTTATAGGCGGATTCCGCCTCTCATGATGTTGTTTCCTCTTAGTGAGTTTTTACGGTTAGTTTTAGAAGCTGTTCTAGAGAACATCTTTTTAGATTTTTTGAAGTTCATTTTCTTTGGTCTTCTCATTTTAGTTCCTTATTTTGTTATTTTGATTTTGTTTTAACGACTTCCGGTGTCAGTCGTTACATATGTATCAAGTAGACATATGTTAAGAGTCTCCTTGCGGAGCCTCTTGGCTAGGCGCGTCTTCGTCTTTGCCGGACACGAAAGGCGAACCTTTCGAGTCAGTTTGAAGAGCGTTATCTTCAGTGGGCAGCGCGTTTGCTAAGCCCATTTCGACCATTTGGTCGTAGTTATTTTCGTCCTGGGCGAATTGTAAGAATTTGTAGGGTTCATTCTCGAATCTGATCCTCACATGTTCGGGTAGTTCTTCGAATAGTGTTTTAGCCAGGGCTATTTGATTCTGTGCTTCTTGGAAGTTATGCCCAGAGACGTCTCCGTATTGCGGAGAGGTGTTTGTGGGTGGCATGATTCCTGTTTCCATGAATTGAGCGAGTATTAAGTTAATATCGCATGCGTTAGTGTGGTGCTGTTCGGTTTTACCGTCAGTGTGTGTTATTCCGTAATCAAGTGTACCGGTGTTGTACGTTGAACGGAATTTAGGTTGTTTAATCTTCGTCATAGTTATCTCCTCGATTTTATAGTATGTTCATATATTTGTTTATTAGTTCTAGGTGTGAAAACTTTACCTGAGCGGAGGCCTGTGTTAACAGTGCCTGCTATTACGTTATTACCTTTCATTTTTTTTTTCTGCTGCCTCTAAGGCAGATGAAAGATTTGCTTCATCGCCAGGTTCGAAGCCGAAGTTTATCATTATGTCTGTAAGCCATCTGCTGAAGAGATCGGCTGAACCAGCGATTCCAGCTTTTTTATTTGTTAAGTTTGTATTTGCTAAAGTATTTTGAATACTTGAAGCAGTGCCGAGGTTTGATAAGGCAGCTTGAGCCTTATTGAATTGAGGTGCTTGCGCTCCTGCGGGTGAGCTGGCTTCTTTTGAGCCAGCTAGTATTGGGTTTAATCCAGCCTTTTTTAAGTCCGCCATTCGGCGTTGGACGGCTGTATTGGACTGTCTTTCTTGGAAGTCCATTTGAGCTTGTGCCTGTTGTGCGGAGGCTACATTTTGGTCTTTGGAACCTTTGTATCCAAAGAGTCCGGCTATGCCGGTGCCTAGTCCAGTCATCCAATCCATTAGAAGTTGGTGCCTCCGGGTATGGAGTTCACAGGCATTGGGCGTGTGCAGTTTAATTTGAACAGTGAGTCAAATATGAATTGTGGTACAGAGGCTACGGCAAGCGTTCTCTGTACGTTAGTGTTAGGCACTTCTATGAAAGTAGAGCCGAGTACTGGTAGTGCTGAGTAGTGTTCGGCATAGTGCCATGAGTCTAGTGTTCCGCCAGTTGTGGCGTTAGTGCGGAAAAGTCCGGTTATTGATGATGGTTTGTATCTGTATTCTGCGTAACGTTCCTGGTATCCCCAGGTCGTATCGTCAGTAGCTGAGCCATCTGCGTAGATCTCTTTGTTAAGAACGGCTTGTTCGCCGATTGTTGACAGAGTTGGCCAGTAGTAATCGTAGATTGTGTTTCTGGAGAACATGCGGTTTAGGCCTTGTTGGTATGTTAGGTCTGCGCGGACGCTGACCATGCCTATTAGTATGCAATGT